TGAGAACAGTTGAACAGACTACTTCGGGGTTCAAAAATAGGGTCTCCCCATAGCTATAGGCGATGTTTTTCGGAGGAATTTTTTGTTCATTTTTTGAAGAAAACAAGTAAAAATCAAAGAAAATTTTAACTGAGTATTTATAAAAATACTCATATATTTGAAAGTTTGTTAAGAAGAATTCTTAAAGTATTTAAGCTTAATATATATAAATTATGGGATCCATTACCACCATATGAATCTTCATTCTCACCATCTTTCCAATTGTCAATGAATTCTAAGATGCTATATTGTTGAGGTTCTAACTCCATATCAACTAAATAATCATTATAGTAATCTTTTAAAGTTGATTTAGCAAAATCTAAAACGTAATTTAAATGTTTAAGTTTAATTTCTGGTCTGTAATCTGGATTTTCTTTGTAAAAATTTAAAATAAAGAATAAAGAATTGTAAATCGTTGGATCTTTTTCTGAAAATGCGCTGTCTGATGTCAAAGATAAGGAAATAACATAGTGTTCTAATAATTGTTCAACCGGAAGTGACATTTTTATTTCAAAAATTGTAGTCTGTTTTCATTTTTGTAAATCTACGTTTAAAATATATACAATAATAGTTATAATTTATTCAGTGATGATTTTATGTTATACAAATCTTTTAAAATAACAATATTCAAGAATTAATCCTTCACATTTATTTTTTAAAGTCCAAATTCTATTCATTTTTTTTCTATATTCAATTTCACCAGAATCTAATCTAATTTGTTCATACAATTCATTTTCACATTCTAATTTACTTATCATTGATTTAGATCCTTTTTGTTTCATCAAAAATTCTATTTTATTAATTTTTTCAAGTGTCAAAAATCTCTTTATTTGAATATTTTGTAATTTATTCAATAAAACAGTAAGTATATTAATATAGTCAGAGTATCCAAACTCATAAATTGGAATGAATTTATCTATTAATTTTAAAGAGAAAAGATTATCTTCTGATAAATTATTAATGTCAGAAGATAGTGTTTTGTAAGTACTCAATAAACTTTTTCTTTGTTCTTTGAAAGAATTAATAATATCTTTTTTCGACATTTAATGATAATTATTGGTAAAATATTCAATATTAAAAGTATTTAGAATATTTAAATTTATAATTATAAATTTAAATAAAAATAAAATGGCAGATAGAGACGATGATTTTACTGTTCATGACAATACTTTTACTAGTAATACAGCTTTAAATATTATTAATTTATTTTCGAAATTTAGAGAGGGTGATATAAAAAATTCACATGATTATTTCTTTAGGAGAACAAATAACTTAGAAGGTGGAAGTAATATGCTACAAAATCCAGTGGAATATATAATAAATGATTATCTTAGTCAAATTGGTGATAAATCTCAAATGGTTGAATATTGGTATAGAGGTGTTTGGTTAGACGTAAAATGTCATCAAGATTTAAATGAATTTTTACTTGCAAGTAAAGATATTGTAATTAATCCAAACCATGGACATATAATGTATCTTTCTGAGTTAACAGATGAAGCTGGTACTGTTCTTTTCTCAAAGGACAATAAGTATGTTTCAATAATATATCCTAAAATAGGAAGAACTGTAAGATTTAATGGAAAATGTTTCCATTACGTACCAAATCCATTTAATTATATGTTTGGTGATGATGGATCAATAATACCTAAAAAACCTCGTTTTGTTTTATTATTTAATACTTGGAATGAATATATACCTGATCCAAAAGAAAAAAGATTAACATCTAAATTAAAATCAAGACCCACAGTAAATGATTTTTCAGAATGGATAAAATTACCCTTGTTTCAAACTGTAAGACTTAACGATAGTAGTTTTAAATTTAGAGTTAGATATATGGGTGAAAGTATGAGAAGATTTAATCGTAAAAAGGTTGGTGAGTTTTATGTAAATCCAAGATTTAAAAAAGACGGATATCACCAGAGATTAATAAAATATGAGATTAAACCAGTTACAAATGGAAATGATGAAACTGAAAAGATCTGAGAAATGACAAAAGGTTATAATATTCTTATTTTATAATTTATAGAAACTTATTATTTTCACAACTGTGAAAATAATACCTTAAATATTTAAGATAACCAAACAATCTTATTAGTTTTCCAATTATAAAAAATATCACTCCCACGATATAATTCTCTATGAATACATGATTTGAAAAATTGTGTGGTAATAATATCATCATCCCATGAAGTAATTTCTTCATTGCCAAACATAGAGAAATTAATCTTTTTTGATTCATCTAGATTAGAAAGATCTAGATCGGTTTTAAATCTAATTATTGTTATTATTCCATTTTTAATCGTAAAATCCTTCATATCAACCACTTCTACATCTTTTATTACATCTTGATCTTCTAAAGAATTAGATGAAGATAAACTTCTTTTTTCAAACTTTTCTATAAATAATCCGAAATTATATTTAAATTTACTTCCAATTTTAATATCACGATGTTTATCACATAAAATACACCAATTAAGATCATCTTTAGAATGAAAGTCATCATAAGTAGAACCAATAGATACACAGTAATTACCATCTTCACAGTTAAAAATAGTTTCATAAAATCCCATTTTTGTAAATTAATGAATTAAAAACTCATTTTTGAAGAAATAGATTAAAGCTTTTATACTTTTTAAAAATAAAGTTAGTAAGGATAATTTTATACAATTTGATGGTCTGAGTTTAAATGTTATAAAAATAGATTTTTATGGTAATTACAAAAAAAGTAAAAACGAACATAGTAAATTTTATAAAAATGAAAATATAAGTCTAAAAAACAAAATTTCTAAAATGGCAGAAATAGTTTTATCATCAGATCAAGCAGAAGACTTTCAAAAAACAATAGAAATAACAGATCGTCATCCTATGGTACTTCAAACTTCACCTGCTGGAAGTGGAAAAACTATACATGTAATAGAATTTCTTAGAAAAAGAAATATAGCTAGAGCAATTATAGTTTGTGCGAATTCAGTTCAGATAGATCATTGGACACTTTTTAAAGAAAAATATAACGCCCCAATATCTATGATTATAACGTATGATACTTTAAGAGGATCTAAAACTTATACAACAAATGATGGAAGAGAAATGCTAACACATGGATTACTTTATAAAAATAATGATGAATCTTATTGTCCAACAGAGGGATTTATGCAGTGGGTAGAAGAAGGACTACTTTTAGTGCCAGATGAATGTCATTCAATTAAAAATGATCGTGGAAAAACTGCAGCATTTAGATCTTTATCTAGATATATTACAATGAGATCAATGACGAAACCGTATCCATTAAATAAATCATGGACATTTTTTCTTTCTATGACTCCTTTTGATAAACCTGAACATTGTTGTAATTTTGTTTTTACATGTGGAATTATTACTTCTCATAAATTATATTCAAAAGATCATAATTTACCCACAGGTATAATTGAACTTTATAATTATTGTAAACATTTTAATCCTACAATTACAGATTCTATATGGGGTTTATATGATATTAAATCTAATAATGTCCAAGAATTGGCATATAGACTTGTTTCTGAAGTCTTTTTAAGATTAATTTCAACTTTTACAAAGAATAGCCAAGATAGATACAAAATGAAACAATCTATTTACTATTCATATTCTGATATTCCACAAGAAGCTCATATTCTTATGAAAAGAGGTTTGGATATGATAAGAGCACCTATTAAAATGAATCTTAATGAAGAACCTAAGTTTCCTGTAATGGATTCTTATATCACTCAACTTTTTAGTCATATTTCTGGTGGAGTTGATATAAACACTAGAAGTGGTGTTATCCAAGGTACTATCACATGTCAAACTGTAAAAACATTTTACATAGTTATTCCATTAATTCATCACATATTTCAAACAGTTCCAAATTCAAAAATAATTGTATTTCTAGATTATAAAGAATCCGTTGATATTATTATGAATAATCTATCAACTTATTCACCTGTTAAAATTACAGGTGATTCAGAATGTACAAAAGAGAGAAGAAAGGCAATTATAGATAAGTTTAATGAACCAAATCTTGAATTAAGACTGTTGGCAATTATAAGCCAAATAGGTTCTGACAGTATCGAACTAGATGATAAACATGGAAATTTTCCTAGAATTGGCTTGGGATTACCAGATTTTTACTATAGTCGTTTTTTCCAATGCCCAGGTAGAATTTTTAGAAGATTTACAGAATCAAATTCTCTGTTCTTTTGGTGTCTATCTAATACTGAAGAGTATTCTGAAGAATCAGTCTTCAAGAGTATAAAGGATAAATCTGAAGTTATGGAGCAAACACTTCAAAATAATGAAATTATTCCACCCATTTATTATGAAAAAATTACAAATCCACATCTCCATGATATTTCATTTTTAATTAAAAATGCTGGTATGAATAAAATCAACAGACATGATAAAGATAACAAATCATTGAATAATATAGTTAGAGTTTCAGAAGTTACATTTAGAAAAAGATTTTAAGTAAATTTATTTATTGGATCAATTAATAAATTTACTTAAAATATAAAACTTATAAGTTTATAAGTTTATAATAAATCTAAATCTGATAGAAATTTTCTAGACATCATCATCTTCATAATTTTTCATTCTTAATCTTCTATTTTGACTAGAAGATTGATTTTTAGTTTGAAATCCGGGTTGATTTTTACTTTGAATTTTCTCTCCCAGGGCGGTAAAGTGAGATGAATTAAAACTACCTATATGATCAAGATGACCATGAATTTGTGTAAAGCGTGAAACGCTATCCTGTACAAGATTTACAACTATTGCTTTTAATTCATCTATCGAATTTTTAGTGTCTTCATTACTTTTTTCAACTAGAGATTTAATTTCATTAATATCATCCACTCTTACAACTTCATCAAAAAATTCTTGCTCTCTATTTGAAATATTCAGATACAATTCCTTAATAGCATCTAGAAGATCAATACCTTCAATTACACTGTTTATGAGATCAGTTAATAGATCTTTATGATCAGGTTTATCGGTTATTAATCTAGTGTCTTCATCGAGTTGACCTTGAACTTTTAACTTTAATATATCACTAATAATTTCATCTACTATCACATCAATACTATGATTTTCACTAAAATTATATAATTTCATTTTTTGTTCTATGATATTAAATAGAGTAATTTTCATGTGATCTTTATTAGACCCTAAAATGAGATGCATTTCTTCTGATATTGAATGATCAACATCGTGTATACTAGTTCTTTTTAATATGTTAACAATGTGTTCAATAGAATTAGAAGTTTTAAGAAAAATTAAGGACTCACCTGCTAATTTATTTTCTACATTTAAATCGTACATTGTTGATAATATTTCACCTGCAATATACGAATTCGAAGACTTATTTATATCATTAAAAGATCTCTGTTTATCAACCCATAACTGTTGAATTATTTTTTTCAAAGTAACCGACATTGATTTTTTAATTAAAAAAATAAGAAAAAACAATTTATGCAGCCGTTTATTTTAATAGAACTTATTAATTTTAAGTGCTGGACAAATAAGACTTTTAGGTTGGAATTAGGTGTTAACCTTATTTCAGGTGATTCTGGAACCGGGAAAAGTACACTTTGTAAAGCTATACATTTTGTTATTTTTGGTGGAAGAAAATTTACAGATTTGCAGAATTGGAATTATACAACTCAACCAACCAAAGTTACATTTCAATTTAATTCAGAACATCTTAAATATACAATAGTTAGAACAAGACCTACTGAAAGTTTAACTGTTTATATATTAGAAGGTGATAGAAGCTATGAGTTAAAAAGTCAAACTGCACAAGATTGGATATGCAATCAATTTGGTGCTGAAGATAAATGGATTGCTTCATCTATGATATCAATGAAGAAGCCTCATTTCCTTTTAAATTCTTCAAATGCTGATAAAATGTCATTACTACAACATATATCCTTTGGTGATGTTTCTGCCAGAAATCAACCTGAAACTTATTTAAATTTTATAAAAATAAAGATAAATGAGTTTAGTGCTTTTGTGTCAAAAATAGATGACGAAATAAGAATACAACAAGGTATTCGTAATAATATTATACAGAAAAATCATCAAATGATGTCATATGGTAATATTACACGTGAAGATCTTGTTACATTAATAAAATCTAATAACGAAGAGATATTAAAACTTGAAAAATTAAGAAGGGATTACAATTCAATTTCATCAAGAAGATTTATTGAGAAAAAAATTAAAGAAGTAAAAATATTCGATATAACTATAGATGAAGTTGATATAAAGTTAGATCTTCTGACGAAAATAAAGAGAATAAGTGAACTTAAAGAAATTCTAAAATCTTTTGATAAAGACGTCCTAGTAATTGAAAAAAAGATTTTAGATAATAATACTTACTTATATTCAAAATATTTGCAAACTGGATGGATAAAAAGTACTCCATTAAAATTTTTCTTAGACAATATGCGAGAGATATATAATGAGTATAAAGATCAGTTGGATATGTTTGATAAAAATAGAAGGATTGAAAATGAAAATAATAAAAAAACAGAATTAAACAATTCTGTTCGTCTCAACTATGAGAAAGACCTTCAAAATTATAATCTAATGCTAAAAATTTTTAACGAATATAATGTTAAAAAAGATTCTCTTGAAAATGAATTTAATATATATAATTCTAAAACTTACAATAAAATTAACGAAGAAGATGATATGACCTTAGAATTTTTAATTAATTTAAGTTTAAATTTACAATTAAGTATAAATGAATTAATATGTCCAAATTGTAATCATGGTCTTAAATTTCAAAACGAAAAGCTATGCCTTGGAATTTTAAATGATGGTGAAGAGTCAAGAATAAAAAACAAACAGTTATTAGAATCGTATGAAGAAGAAATTCTGAATCGTAAGAAAAGGGAAAAAGCTATTAAAAACCTACAAAACTTTATGTTAGAACCTCCACCTTCTAAACCTGAAATTCCAATAGAACCTAACTACTCAAAACTTGAGACACCTATTAGTATTAAAGAGATTAAACAACCAATATTAAATATCTTTGAAGAACCATCTATAGAATATGATAAACTTTTGAGATTAAATGATTCTTTTACGAATATTTCATTATATAAAGAGTATGAATATCTAAATGAATTACTATCTGAAAGTGAAAAGAACTTTATTTTTAATGAGTCAGAAATTGCTAATCTCTTAAATATAAAAAAAGATATTATAGAAAGTAATTCAAATATCAAATGTTTAAAAGAGTCTTTGATAGGAATTATTGATGATGATCCTGAAATTGAAAATAAAATATTATCATCAACTAATTTAATATCATATAACAATGAAAAAATAGAGGCCGGAAAAGCAATTCTAGAAATTTATAATATTAATAGTGTTATTGAATCGTATGACAAAAAAAGAACTGAAATAGTGGTTTATATATCAACAATTACTGAACTTTATAATTATATTCAAGAATTAGGTACTAATTCTTTACAAGATAAAATAGATGAAGTTAATGGCTATATTGGAATTATTTTAGATGATTTGTTCAAGGATCAAATAGATGTTAAATTATCTTCTCATAAAGACCTTAAAAATGGAGACCGTAAGTTGCAAATAAACTTTGATGTTGACTACAAGGGTCATAAATTAAAAGGAACAGATGGATTTTCTGAAGGTGAAGAAGAGAGGCTTTCAATATCATTACTTACTGCATTTTCACGTATGAATAGTACTCCTATAATTATTATAGATGAAGTATTAGCTGGTATGAATGAGGAGCTAAGAATGAAATGTATTGGTGTAATTGAAAGATGGTCTACTGATAAATTTGTGATTCATGTATGTCATTCAATTGTTACTGGTATGCACTCAAATGTTATTATGATATAATAAAATTTATTATTTATTAAAAAGTTACAAATCTAAAATAATTATATTTATAATTATAATCTCCATACTAAACATATTAAAAAAATGTTTATTCTAACTGTCTTAAATAGAAATGAAAAAAACAAAATAATTAATAATACAAATGATATATCATAACCTCGATCTTTACTTTAACAAGACGGCTTCACAAATTAATGATGAATATTCGAGATTATTATCTTTAGGTAAAATTAACTCAACTGATTCAGACATTAAAATATTGCTTATAATGAGTAGTTTAAAGCTAAATCCTGAGATTTTTAGTTCTGATGAGATTAGTATAATATCCACAATAACAAACATAAGGATAAATAATATTCGCGTAAGTTTTGATGTTATTTATCCAATACTTAAAAGTTTACTATCTAACAATTCAGAAGAAAGTAGAATTGATAATATGAACTATATAAATAAAAGTGTAAATTTGGGATTGATTCCATCACATTTAGAAATTGATTCAAGTCCACCTGTTAAAAATTATAATTCAGTTAGTTTTGAAAGTCCAGATTGTCGTAATCTAAGTAATTCATATGGTTCAGAAAATATGCCGATATATTTCGAGTGGAAGTAATTACTAACTTATTTTAACAATTGTTAAAATGTTTTGATATGAAACATCCATTCTACAGGAAATTAATTTTTTAATTCTATTAGTAAATGAACTCATCTTCACTATCATCTGATAAATTTGATTCTTTTATCTCATTATTAAGAAATGGAGCTGTAATATTAATAGAATGTTGTACTTGAGAAAAATTTGTTGTAGTGTCAATATTACCTCCATTTGAAAATGATTGTACACTTGGTACGTGTACATCTCTATAATATCTTAAAATTTCTTCTATTAACTCGTTTTTTGACATACTCGGACTTTTTTTCTTTTCAAAGATTAAGGTATATATACTTGTAATCTTCTTCAGATCATAAACTTTTCCGCCGGATCCTTTCTTTGATCTTTCAATGTCAGATAATTTTAAAAAGTATTGATCTATTTCAATAAGTCTACTGTTTTTATCATCATGTTTTTCAACTGAACGTCCGGAACTTCCAATTCTCACAATTGGAAGTTGAGGTTTAGGATTCTTTAATTTATTAACGTTAATAAATTTTATTTTAGTGTCCATTTTATTATTGATAAAAATCAATAATTTCATTTTTATAATGAAATTATTAATCATCTTCGTAATAGTCATAGTCATTTTCATCGTAATTATCTTCATAATCTTCATCATCTTCATCATAATTTAGTTTCTCTAATAGATAATCCGGAATCTTAATATTTTCACCTCGGTCTATTCGTTCAAATAGAGATCTTAACTCATCTTCTCTGTTAATAATTGATGATTGTTTCTCAAAAGGTGGAAATTGAATAGTTGATTGAAGTGGAGGTGGAGGTGGAAATTGAATAGTTGATTGAAGTGGAGGTGGAGGTGGAAATTGAATAGTTGATTCTGATTCAATCGGGAGAGGAAATGGATGTTGAGATTTAATATTTGATTCTGATGGAAATGGGGGTGGAAATTGGCTAGTAGATGGAAATGGGGGTGGAAATTGGCTAGTAGATGGAAATGGAGGTGGAAATTGGCTAGTAGATGGAAATGGGGGTGGAAATTGAATATTTGATTCTGATTGAAGTGGGAGCGAAAATGGAGGTGGAAATTGGCTAGTAG